CAATCTATAATCAAGGTTTTGGCACAAAAGACCTTGGGCTTGGTAGTCTGTCTGCTACTGAGAGCAACAAAGCAAACAAAATGCACACTGCAATTATATCCTCATTTGATGATAAACGACTGAAGGAAAGTATCCTTCAAGTTGAGCCTGAGACTTTATTTGATGTGGACGAGTTTGGTAATTTAGTTGCTGGTATGCCTATGCGCGATGAAGCTGGGCAAATAACTTCTTATAAGTCGTTCTACCCTAACCCAAAGGGGCTTGATGCCCCTACAGCATTGCAGGCTGGTCAGTACATCGCCACTGGTGGTCCTGTGGCTGGATTTGTAAAGTCACTTGGTTTGCCCACAGCAGGCTTTAAAGGCGCAATGACAATAGGTGCGGCTGATGCTTCTTTAATGGAGGGTGTTAGTTCAGAAGCGGCAGATCAGGACTTTAATTTAGCAGAAATTCCAAGCGGTATGATTGGTGGCGCACTTGGCAAGGGTGTATTTGATATTGCAGGTATTACTGCAAGACTAGCCCCAGTGTTATATAAAAACCCTAGTATGTTTAATCTGAGAAACGGGGAAATTGTAGAAGCACTTAAAGAGCTAGGTTTTGACCCAGCAGAGGTTATGACTAGCGTAAGGGCTTCTGTCGATAAGATGGTACGCAGAGGACTAGACCCTAAAGAGTCAATACGGACAGTGGCAGCAGAATCTTTGCCTGTTCCAGTTAGATTAACTTCTGGTCAAGTTACTGGATCTAAGCCACAACAGTTATTTGAAGATCAGGCTGAAAAGGGGGCTTACGGTGAAAAAGTGAGCAGTGAAATGCAAGCTTTTAATCAACAAGCCCAAGAAGATATTGCTCAAAATGTACCAGCAATTCAATCGATGATGGGTGAGACAGATGCTGGACCCGTAGTAAAAGGCGAGGGTATGTCAGCTGCACAGGGCACTTTGGTTGCTCAAAGACAGCAAGCAAAAGACGAGTATACAGCAGCATATCAAAGTTCAGACGCGGCAACAGCATTTACTAACCCAGAATATGCGCCTGAGTTTAGCCAGGTATTAATTAATTCGCTTAGAGACTTTAGAGGTGGAGTAGGTGGTGCGCCTGCAACATTTAAATTGTTAGATGAAGCAATGGATCAGCTTGCCAACGGTGCTAGTGTAAAAAGCCTATTTGATTTAAGACGGGCTATAGTAAAACAGCAAGCGGCTGGCGGTGTTGAATCTGGTGCAGCAACGGCTTTAAAAAAAGGACTAGATGATGTTCTTAATCAGCAGATGGAGCGTAACCTTTTATATGGCAACCCAGCCAGTATAGCTAAAGGATTAGAGGCCATAGGCAAGTTTAAAGACTTCCAAAATATTTGGAACAGTAAAGGCATACTAAAAACATTAACAGCAAGAGAAATGCGAGATGGTGAACTGTCTTTAATTGTTGACCCAAAAGAAGCGGCTAATAAGATTCTTGGAACTGGTATAGCAAAGACTACAAGCCAGAAAGACCTTACGCGTGACCTTTTAGCCCTCAAAAAACAACTACCTTTAGAGCAATGGAATGCAGTAAGGCAAGAAGCTTTTATTTTGCTTTCAGAAACATTACAGCCTAGCGCAATGGTAGAAAAGCAAGCAAGCCTTCAATTCAATAAGGCATGGCGCAACATGAAAAAAAGCAATAATACACTAACAAAATTATTGTTTACCAAGGATGAAATTGGAATGATTGATAGCCTGGCAAGCACTTCAGCATTGATTGCAGGGACAACAAAAAACACATCAAATACAGCAGCAGCATCATTTGGAGTTTTTCAAAGATTAATAGCATCTTTAGGTTCTACAAATGCGGCTCAAATGGCTAGTAGAGTTATGGGTTTAAAAGTATTAAATAATATGTGGGCCGATATGCGTTTGGTTCCGGCACTTAAAGGAGCAATGTCTAGGCCACAGGGTGGGCCATTACCACCTACTGTTGGAGCGATGGCGACACAGGGTGAAGAAAACCCAATAATACAAGGCGTAGAAAACACTGCTAGATTTACAGGAGCCATGAACTAATGACACAGATGAAGGAAGACGAGATCCAGGGGGCAGTTAAAGCCGCCATAGAAGCCGCAATTGATTACGTTGATACTGACATAAGAGAAGATCGGGAACGCGCTCAGAAGTACTTTGATGGGGTTGTAGACCTGAGCCACGAAGAGGGCCGATCAAAGGTTGTCTCGACTAAAGTTAGGGATGTTGTGCGAGGGGCAAAGCCTGGCCTCATGCGCGTGTTCTTGAATAACGATAAGTTTGTGGAATTTATTCCTAAGAGTAGCGAAGATGTGACTAATGCAGAGCAGGCCACGGCATATACACACTGGGTGTTTGATAAGGTAGGCGGCTACAACGTACTAAGCAATGCGATACATGACTCATTAGTAAAGAAAGTCGGCATTGTGAAAGTGTGGTGGAATAACGCCACCGTTGCTGAATCTCACACCTATGAGAATTTGTCAGATGAAGAAGTTGAAATGCTGACTGCAGATGATGAGGTTGAGGTTATTGAACACTCGCAAGAGTTAACAATGGAAATGGATGAAATGGGCATTGAGGTGTCTAGAAACGTCCACTCTATGTTAATTTCTCACAAATACGAAGAGGGCGAAATGGTCATCGAAGGCATCCCTCCGGAAGAGTTTTTCATCGATGGGTCGGCTAAATCGATTGATGACGCTTACATTGTCTGCCACAAGTCTGAGAAACGTGCAGGCGACTTGATTGCAATGGGATTTGATCAAGATGTGATTGACGGTCTAGTTGGCGAAGATGATGACTCTAATAATGAAGGAGAGGAAAAATTATTGCGCTTTGGCGAGAACGCAGACTCTGACGATGAGGCGGTTAATGACCCATCGATGCGCGCAATCATTGTCACAGAAGCGTATTTAAAAATAGACATTGAGGGTGATGGCGTACCCACTTTGCACAAGTTTTTGTGCGGTGGCACTAATTATGAAATCTTAGAACAGGAGCCCTGGGACAAAGCACCCTTTGCTGATTTTCATGTGGACCCAGAGCCCCATGCATTTTACGGCAGAAGCCTGGCTGAACTGGTCATGAATGATCAGGACACTACGACTAGTGTACTGCGTGGCATTCTAGACAACGTGGCCTTAGTAAACACCCCACGCCTAGAAGTTAACGAAGACCTGGTTATCATGGATGACGTTTTAAATAACGAAATCGGAGCCGTGATTCGCAGTGAGCAAATAGGGTCAGTTAACCCCCTTGTAGTGCCATTTGTAGCAGGGTCCACCCTACCAGCACTCCAATACCTTGATATGCTCGTAGAAGAGAAAACAGGCATCTCTAAGATGTCTATGGGGCTTAACGCAGACGCTTTGCAGAACACCACTGCGACTGCAGCAGCGATAACTCAGCAGGCCTCAGCAGGCCATGTGGAAGTCATGGCGAGAAACCTCGCTGAGGGCATGAAACGGTTATTTCAACTCATGCTACACGTTTCCATTAAAAACAGCCCAGACGAGCAAATGATGCGCTTGAACGGTGAGTTTATCAGCGTGGACCCACAGGTGTGGAATAGTTCTATGGACATGCAAATTAATGTCGGGTTAGGCACAGGCCAAGAAGATGTTAAAGCAGCCGCTTTAATGCAGACCTTCCAGACGCAGCAGCAGATATGGCAAACCTACGGTCCTACTAACGGCCTGGTTACCATGACCATGATGCGTAATACCTTAGCAGATACTTTGGCCTTAAGCGGCATTAAGAATGCTGATCGTTATTACGCTCCTATGAGCCCAGAAAGTGAAGCTCAGTTAATGGCTCAGATGGCTGAACAGGCTGCACAGGCGGCAGCACAGTCCGTTGAGCAGGGCGATCCAGTGGCTGATGCAATGATCACCAGTGAACAGATCAAAGCTCAGGCGAAGATGCAGGGCGATCAGATGCGAATGCAGGGCAAGATGCAAGGAGACCAGATTAAGCTCCAAGCAGAAATGCAAGTTAAGGCGGCTCAAATGCAAAGCGCACAGGGTAAAGAACTGGCTGATTTACAACTTAAATACCGAGAGTTGCAATCCAATGATGACCTAAACCGTGACAAAATGAACCAAGATTTGTTAGTTGAGGCCGCAAAAATACTGGGTCAATACGGAACAGCGGTGGATGTTGAGCGTGTAAGGGCTCTGCAGGCCGCTCCCAGGCTAGGTAATGTGCAATGATTTTAAAGAATCAAGCCCAAAAGCTATTGGCAGACGAGACTTTTTTGGCTATTTTTGTTAGTATACGAACATCTCAATGTAACAAGTTCTTACATTCTGGTAAGGATGACATTGAAGTAAGAGAAGAGGCCCACTCAATATTAAGGGCTTTAAATGAAATTGAGAATGTTTTGACCCGTGCAATAACGGATCAAGACTTTCGAGATAAACGCATCAAATAAAAGGATAGCACCGTGGAAGCGACTACCGAGTTAAGCATGGAAAATGCAGTTGAAGCGTTGATGGCTCAAGAGCCAGAAACAGCCGAAGTTGAAACTACCGATACCGAAACGGAAGAGGTAGAAGAGGACGAGGTTGAAGACACCGAAGTTGAAGATTCAGACGATTCAGACGATGCAGAAGATGCAGACGATGACGATGAAGATGAATACGAAGGTGATGAAGGTGAGGCAGATTCCGATGAGCAAGACGACTCTGTAAATTCCGAAACATTTATCGTCAAAGTAGATGGTGAAGACGTTGAGGTGAGTTTGCAGGATCTTACCAAGAGCTACTCTGGACAGCGTTACATTCAAAATGGCATGCAAAAAGCTGCCGAGCAGCGCAAACAGGCTGAACAGGCATATAACAGCCTAAATCAGCAACGAGCGCAGCTTGATCAATACATACAACAGGTTAGTCAAAATGGATTGGTTCCCAAACCCATTGCCCCTACTAGAGCCCTGTTTACTGATGACCCACTGGGTTACCTGGACGCGGACCTAAAGTACAAAGAGGACATGGGATTATATCAAGCCGATCAAAACCAATTAGCGCACAACCATAAAGCTATGCAAGAAGCCCAGGCAGAAACTAACCAGGCTAACTTGCAATACCAGCAGGAAGAGCTTAAACGATTAATTCCAGATTTTGCCGATGCTAAAAAAGCAACAAAACTGAAAGATAATTTAATTAAGCATGGTGGAACACTTGGGTTTACTGAGGCTGAACTTCGCTCAGTTGTAGACGCAAGAACCATGCGAACTCTTCACGAAAGTATGCTTTGGCGGCAATCATTGGAGGGCAAAAGTGATGTGCAAGCAAAGCTTAAAAAAGCCCGTCCGCTGATGAAGTCTGGCGTTAAGAAAACTGGCGAATCTGTTAAAAGTGTTGAAAAGAAGCTCATGTCTAAATTGAAAAAATCTGGCAGCATCAATGACGCTGCTGCCTTGTTGTTTAATAGTTAACTTTTTGATTTTTAAGGAATTATCATGGCACAACCTACCAACACGTTCGACACATATGACTCAAACGCTCTGAAGGAAGACATCTCATCCGTAATTTATTCGGTAGATCCTTCCGAAGTCCCTTTGCTTAGTTCGATGGCAAAAACCTCCGCATCAAACACGTTGCACCAGTGGCAAACGGACACACTTCGTCCAGCGGTTTCAAGCAACAAGCATGTTGAAGGGGACACAACTGTAGCTGAGGCTCGCACTTCAGTTGCTCGTATCCACAATTTCACGCAGATATTCAAAAACGCTGTGACAATTTCTGGCACTGACCAGAGTGTTACCAATGTTGGCTACGGCAAGCAAATGGCGCATGAAATCTTAAAAGTGGCTAAAGAGCAAAAGATGGACATGGAGTCAAGCATCTTTGCTAACTTGCCGTTTGTTGCTGGTGATTCGACTACAGCCCGTCAGTTGGGTGGTTTAACCAGTTACATCAAGACCAATGTGACAAATATTGGCGGTAGTGGTGGTGCTAACCCAACAGGCAATACACCTGGTGCAACCGCTCGTACAAACGGTACTCAAACCGTCTTTAACCAAGCTAAGTTCGACACATGTATGCAGCAAGTTTGGGATTCTGGCGGCACACCTGATACTGTTTATCTAAGCAGCGCTCAGCTCCAGAGGGCATTAGGATTTACCGGCAATAATAATGAACGCGCCACTGCCCAGAACGGCAAGGTCAGTCAACTGCTTTCGATCTACATGACGCCCTGGGGGTCCGTGACGTTCACGCCTTCGCGTCACCAAGAAACCAGAAGTGTGTTCATTTTACAGAGCGATATGTTGGCATTAGCCTCATTACGCCCAATGAAGAATGAGCCATTATCTAAACAAGGAGATAATGTTACAAGACAAGTTCTCTGTGAGGCCACTTTGGTGGTTCGTAATGAAAAAAGCTTGGGTCTGGTTGCAGACTGTACTGCTTAATAAAGGCAATACCAAAGGGGCTGAAATACGCCCCTTTTTTTAAGGACGATTTTAATGGCTAAAATATCTGAAGAGTGGATTGATGATGGTGACAAAATCATCCATAAGAAAACGCACGATTGGAACCCATCTCTTGAATATGCCAAAGCGTTGCGAGAACACGGTAACGAATCATTTGGCGAGTCTAAATTGATTGGCGTTATTGATGCAGCCCTGTTGGGTGAATGGTTAAAAGAAGCTGGCGTGGCGTGGGATGATCATCACGCAAAAGCTGAAGTCGTAAAGCGCAAAATGTTATCCGGTGATTTTGACAAGCTGCGCGTTTGGGATAAGACCTATTAGTGTGGTCAAGCCCGTTACAGCTTTATCCAGTTCATGTGTCGCCCACCATAGCGGTACAAGGCATGGCTTATGTAGTTGAGCCGCAAGTAATACGGGAGCAGGATTATATGCGCGTACAGCCAATTAGCAAGCCATACGCACTGCCTGCGTATAGCACTCTACACTGGATTGCCTGATGCTCGCGGAAATCGCAATTGCGAATGCCATATGGAAGACGTTATCGACTGCCTTAAAGAACGGCAAGCAGCTCTACGAGGTATCCGGTCAAGTTAGTGAGTACCTGTCAGCAACGCAAAAAGTAAAAGAGAAAGCTGGTGATGCCAACAGCCGTGGCACAGCCTTAGAGGCTTACCAATTTGCAGAGCAAGAGCGAATTAGGCGTTCTCAGCTTGAGTTCCACCTAAAGAAGAGCCGATTAAATGGGTGGAGTGACTTTGTAAAGTTTGAGGCCGAATGGCACAGGCAGCGAAAAGAAGAAGAGAAGGAGAAAATAAACGCTCGTATTAGAAGAAACAACAAACTTCAAAAGGATGTTTCGTTAGCCATCAATATAGGCATTTGCATGATCATAGCAATGGGACTTTTGTTCGGAATTGCAGTTTATTACATGAGACCATAAATGAAAGACATTGAATTAAGTGAAGCACAACTAGACAAAATTGCTGAACTGGCTAGTGAAAAATCTATGGCAAAATTTCATCAGGCAGTTGGCAAGTCTGTAATTAAAAAAGGTTTCTGGCTTGCTGCTGCTGTTGGTGTTGCAATTCTAGTTTTTCTCCAGGAGGGCATACAAAAATGAGTTATTCGTTTGGAAAAAATAGCCTTAAACACCAAGCTGGCCTTAACCCTGATTTAAAGTTGATTTTAAACCGCGCCTTGGAAATATCGGTTTTTGATTTCGGTGTGCCAGTGACAGGTGGAGTCAGGTCAGCAGAAAC